CGTAGTGCAGAGATCGGCAGAGATACCAGTCGCCTCATCACTGCGATAACATTCCACGTCAACGACGCACGATGCGTCAGCCACTGCGGTCAGCATCCCAGCATGAACAACCAGATTGCATGTCGCTCCGTCGTCGTACTCGGCTGGGATCGGCACATGAACACGGGCGTATCTGCTCGTAGCTCCCGCCGCGCCGAGGTCGCCAGTCGTTAAGTGCGGCGAGCCAGTCCCGAACGTAGCGTTATCCAATCCCAAATCGTCGGCGGCGGGACTGCCAGGGAGGTTCACCGCCAGGGAATCCCACGTCCGGAATTGAGTCAGCGGGATCGTGAACGGTTGTAGCGTGTCCTGCGCGAGCTTAGACCGTGCCAGTGCCATCGTAGATGTGCACATGGCATTGGTGATAGATGCGGTTGTGGCGTTGATGGTGGTAGCTGTTATTGACCCGTCAACAGTCGTATCTGAGTCGATTCGGTTTACCATTGTTATGTGATCCCGGGAAGGTTTGTGAAATCCAGCTCATCGTGGACCTGAAAGTCCAAGAAGGTCGCCGTGGCGGGTGTTGAGTCATAATCAGCGAACCCATTGCCGTCCAGCGGGAATGGTGCAGTTGCTATTTCCTGATCCGCCAGGTAGATCGGGATCAGCTTTCCTGTCGGTTGGTTGTCAGGCCCTATTTCTTTTTGCTTCATCCCAATATCAAGTGGCTCAAGCCTCCAGCCTGTTTTTTTCACATGTATTTCCGTTGAGAGTGAGTAATAGATCTCTGTTCCTCGCACTTGTCGCGACCCAACGGTTATCCGGTTGACCTTGGCGTTCCCCTGCCCAATACTCAGACCTGAAACTGTAAACGCCGCGGCGTTTACCGCGTTCTGGAAATCCAGAATCCATGCAGGTATTGCTTTGTGATTGCTGCTGATGGTCACGATCAGTTGATTATTATCAATTGTCGAAGGTGGGTCGAACGGGTCATTCGCTGAATTCATGATCGCGTTGCCGTTCTTGTCCTTCACCACCGCTTCCTGATAAATCTCTGAGTTGAATGTTATCAGGGCTTCGTCGTTGTCCGGATTCGTGGCGTCAATGTTCTGATTGCTGTCGTAGTCGACTGAGACTTCCCACCCCGCGTACGGATTAGGATTCGTCACTGACAACGTACGGCAGAACGCTAACGAATCCTGTGGATGGACCGACCCAATCACCGGGAGGCTGGCGTGGCTCCCAACGGTGTATGCCTTGTCCGATGGACTGGAGGCGTTGAGGACAAAAGTACGAGTGTAGCTGCGTTTGCCTTCAGTGTTCGTGGCTTTCTCGCCGCCGGGCTTCTCGCCGAGGTATATCACCGTCATTACACGGCCCCCTGCAGCAAGAGGGCGTCGGTCTGATTCTTCTTCTGCTCCGCCAGTAAATCATCCAGCGTCTTGTTCGCTTTTTTGTGCTCGGCCAGAGCCTGTTCCGGCACCTTGGCTGCACGCGATGCGAAGATGGACGAGAACGCTTCGGACGATCCCCGCGTTGCTATGCCCGCGAGTCGTGCTCCGCCTGATTTCGGCTTTGTTTCGTTGACCCTATCCCTAGCCGCCGCAATCGCGTCATTAACCCGGATCTGATCCAGTTGCTTCTGAGCCCCTTTCTGTGTTTTGATACGACGTTCTTCTTCCTCTTTCGCTTCCTTAGCTGCCTTTGCCACGTCTTCTAACCGCTTCTGCTCTTCCTTCAAACTTCTCAATCTGTCGATACCTTCCTGTCCCACAAGTCGGTCAGAGAACCCCTGTAGCTCTAATTCCTCCGCCGTCGTCACTCCCGACAAAATAGCAATCTGGTCCTCAGTCTCTTGCAATGCCGAATTGAATCCTGATTGTTGCTTAACCACCTTCTGCATCGTGGAGTCAAACTGCTCCCACGAATTAGACATCCGCCGCACTGGTCCTGTTGCCTCGTCGATCTTGGCAAGAAACGACCCAAGCGGACCATCGACCAACCCCACCATTTCCCTGAAATCCTTTCCCATTTGTCCGATGCCGCGATTAACTCCGTCCGCTCCAGCCGCCACTCTACCCATTGCGTCAGCGGCCGTTGTTTGTGCCTCTGCAAACTTACCTGTCTCCTCGGCGGCATCTTCCATTGTGTTGTCGATGATGACCATCGCAGTCCCTGCAGCTACGGCTGATACAGCGAGTGCCGCCCACCCTGCTGGACCCGAGAACGCTGCCGCCACTGCAGCCGCCTTTGCATACAACAAAAACGCTGCCGCAGCCGCCGCAATCCCTACACCAATCCTCAGCAGGCCTCGCGGGAGGATGCTGGTTGTTTGAATGAACGAGGTAATGGACCCAAGCACCGCATTAGATGCCGGCAGCAGCACCTTCCCCATCGCCTCACCGACCGCCACGATATTGTCTTTCAATGTGCTGAACTGCCCGGCTGTAGTCTTCGATAGTTCAAGCATGCCATCTTTGAACTGTCCGCCTGCTCCGGTCATTATCTCAAACGCTTTTCGCAGATCCTTGCCGCTGATCAGGCCCTTGCTGGCCATCTTCTGGATATCTGTCGTGGCAATACCTGTGGCTTGACTCAGCGATTCCAGAATTGGGATCCGGCGATCGATTAACTGATTTAGCAGTTCACCCTGCACCTTACCCGTCGCAGTTGCTCGGCCGAGGATGGTTGCTAAGTCGCTAATCTTCGCACCTGACCCCGCTGCGACATCACCGAGGTTTTTCAGGACCGGCTGAATCTCGTCAACACCGAACTGGAATGCCAATAAAGTCTGTGCGGCCTCTGATAAATCCAGCTTGCTGAATGGCGTCGTGGCTGCAAAATCGCCCAGCCTCTTCACCATTTTTTCCGCCTCTTCAGCGCTTCCGGTCAGCACCTTAAATTGCACCTGCAAAGTTTCTGCGTCTGCTGCCAACTTAATGATTCCGAGCCCGATTGATCCCGTCGCCAGTCCCGCCACTGACGCAGCAAATCCTCCAATGACAGACTGGCTCTTTTTTATCGAGCTATTGAATTGTCCTGTGCTCGCTTTCAGGTTCACAACCAAATCACCGAGGCTGGCCATCAGGCATCCTCCGTGCAAGTGATTCGATCATCCGCCGGGCGGCTGCGTTGTTGGCTTTCGGCGGCGGTGCAAATCGCGTCCACGGCATGAAGTCCTGCGCCGTCGCGTCGCTGTCGCTCGCCAAATATGAATGAATGAACCACGCGATCATCCCCAACGCCTGAGCACTGTAACCAATCGGCTCGACTTGATCCTTAACGCACCACTCGTCGAACTGTGCTGGAGTCATTGAATCCAGCATCCCATCCACATCGACCGTCCCCTCCACATGCTCCGCCAGACGCATTGCCGTCAGTCGTCTGTGGTCTCGTGTGAGTTTTTTACCGATTCGTCGTTATCCGAATCTGTGCCGCCTCCACTCAGCCGGTTGCACACATCGAACAAGCGATTCAACGTATCGCTCGGCCAGTCACCAATAGCGTCTATGTCCTCCTCCGAGAACACCCGGCCGCCTTTGTCGTCCCGGATGCACCGCACCAGCAGCCGTTCCTTCTGTGTAGTCGCCTTCTTCCGGTCAACCCCGGACCAATCACGCTTCATTAGTGCGGAGTCATGCTTGTTCTTCTCACGGGCCGTCATGCCGTGGCACATCACGTATTCAGCAGCACCGAACTCCGGCAGATCCACCCGTTCCGTTTTGATCGGTAACGGCTTCAGCAATGTCTCGCGACTACTCGCCATCGTCATCATCTTCCTCTTGCCAGTTTGGACCCGGCAGATCGTTGCCATCTTCGTCGTATCCGATGATCTCGCCGTCGAGATATCGCTGGTAGTCGTCCGGATGAATCCCCTTGCCAACCATGTCTTGTTGGCGTTGGGCTGCCTTCATTTCCGCTGATGTCATACACGCACGCAACGTGCATTCCTCGTCGGCCGGTTCAGCTACACCCATCTGAACGAGTCGGTAGCAGTCCGGCAGATCGGTGATGTACCCGGCCGGGAAATACCACTTCCCGTCGTCCTTCTTGATGAGACCAGGCCAGCCGATTGCTCGCGGTGCCGCCTCAGCGTCGTTGAGATACTTCGCCTTCATGTTGGGTAAACCATCAATCCGTCCAGCGGAATGCTGACCGTCCCTTTGATGCCGTCGTTCATATCACCTGAGTAGCCGAACGTCATGCCACCGCCGGTGAATGTCATTTCTGTGCCACCAACCAGCGTACAGGACCAATCACGACCTGCTGGCGTCGTGATGTCGTCTGTCAGGGCTTGATGACCCGCGAGCTGACTATCGAAAAACACTTCAAAATCGAACGTGCCGGGATTCGTGTATCCCGTTACCTTACGAGCCTTGCCAGCAGCCGCCTGATCGATCGTTGTCGCGTCATATCCCTCCGCCTCGGCGGATGAGTGACTGAACGAAAGTGTCTGTGCCACTGCGACCAGCGAGGCTGAGATAGACTGTTTGATCACAGAACCTTTGGTGATAATCTGCGCCATGATGTCCTCCTAAACTGCGTGATACTGGATTTGAACATCCAGCAAAGTGTTATGAACGCCAGTATCTGACCCGTCTTGCGGCGGCTCGTACTCGGTCGACTCGTCATTCATCAGGACCGCCCCGATGGTCTGTGATCCTGCGGCACCAGTGTAATCGTCCAGGAAGACCCGAACGGCTTTCCCCAGTGCTTCCGATTCAATGCTTCTGTCTGCCTTGCAGTCAATGTCGAAATCCAGGAACCGCAGCGGCCCGGTGCCATCGATTTGCAAGAACTCAGTCGATGATATTTGTGTGATAACAATGTGAGGCAATGCCGCTTTCTGCGGAGCCTTGCTGATATATATCCGGCTG